AGGCGGAGCAGCAAGCTGACTATAAAATTTCATGTTATCCATAATAGGCCGCCTTATTTAATCTGCAGGTTCTGGCGCGCTACCAGCTCGCAGCCCGGTACAGTTTCACCGGCCTTGATAGCCTTTTTGACTGCAACCTTGTCCAGCTCCGGATCTTTGAATTTCAGGAATTCTTCCGGAACATCGCCGATGCACTTTGCGTCAAACTCTACCGCTTCGCTTTTGCGGAAGCTCATAGCTACTTTGGCACTTTCAAACTTTTTGCCGTTCAGATAACGGCCCAGAAAACCTTTAAGGCTTTCCGCCTTGGCCTTGGCTGCCTTTTCACGTTCTGCGAAAGCGTTCTTCTGCGCTTTCAAGGCTTCTGCGTCCGCCAGCAGGTTTTTATACCAGCAGCCCAGGTTCTCAATCTTCTTGTCGCGCTCCATTTCCAGAGCTGCGATTGCTTCAAGGTCAATGATTTCACCGCTTTCGGTATCTACAACACGGCTTTCGTCCAATTTGACGCAGGCCGCCAGCCTTTCGTCTATATCAAACAGTTTCATGCTATGCCTCCTTTAAACTTACGTTGTTTACGATGTTCTGCAGCTCCCGGGTGGTAAGGCCGGCAAACTGATCCATGTTAAACATTTCTTTGGTGATGCCTTTTGCAAGCAGCTGATTTTGGAAGTAGTCCATTGTCAGGCCGTCATAATCTCTTTCGTTCATCTGCGCACCTCAATGGGAATCAAAACAATGTCCCCCGGCTGCAGGTCGCCGGTAAGATTACTAATCTGTTTGGCGTAAAAGATGACCTCGCGAATATCTCTGCAATCGCCTTCGCGTTGCATTGTATCGCCCACCATGTACCAAAGGGTATCCCCTTCGCCTGCGGTAGCCTTGACCACATAGCGGTCAACAGGGCGGGTGTAGTCCCATGCAGCCCAAACGCAGCAGGCTGCGAGCAAAGCAAACAATGCTTTTTTCATATCTACAACTCCTTCACATTAAACGGATCTGTTACATCCTTGCCGTCATATGTGCTGAGGAACTCTTCCAAAGATTCACGACGACATTTAAGGTTGCCAAGCTTCATGAATCTCAGCAAACCGGATTTGTTGAGCTTGTAAACATAGTCAACATTACATTTCAGAATTTTGCTTACTTCAGCAACAGTCAAAAGCTCAATACTTGCCATAATCTTTGCCTCCCTTCATCCTCACGCCCCGCAAAACTTGTTGATAAAGTACTGCTGGCCTTTGCCGGTAACCTTAGTGGTTTTGCTCACGCTAACGTGACCGTCACTGTGGGAAATAGCCGTTTCCTTAATTTTGAACAAGCCCATTTCCATGGCTCTCTGTGTGGGGCTGTTGTAATCCGCTCCGGCACGCTTAATCAGGTATCCTTGCTCACGCATCCAGCAGAACAAGCGCTTCTGACCAATCGGATGGCCGTTCTGCTTCAAAATCTTCGCAAGGTCACCAATCAGAATCGTGCTGTCCGACGCGCTCACCGCATCTGCAAACAGCACCTTCGGTTTCGCCGCTGCCACATCGCTTTCCAGCTCCTTAATGCGCTGGTCACGCTGCCGGATAGTGCTTTGAGCTACCAGCACAGCCTTCGCCATAATCTCTGCGTCCGTCATGTTCTCACTGCCTGCGATGTAACCGCCGGTCTTTCTGATTGCCGGAATGACTTCGCTTGTCACCCAGCGCTTGAATTCCTTTGCTTTGGGCATCTTGCTGGAGAGGATTAAGCTGTAAAGACCGCTTTCGTTGATGAGCCATCCGCCGCGCTGTCCTAAACTCGATAACGAATCGTTATTGAGTTTGTCATCGTCATCAACATGGTCAACAAGCGCCTTGCTTGGGTTGGTATACCCAAGAATCTCTGCTACATCCTTACCAACAAACCAAGGTTCCCCGTTTTGCTGGATTGTACAAACTTGCCCAAACTCGGGACTGTTGAAAATTTGTAAATTATTCATTTTGCGCCTCCTTTTTGTCACGATACGTGTCACGATTAGGCATAAAAAAGACGTTCTACACTTGTAGAATAATAATGTGCCAGCTTAACCTTGATTTCATCTCTAGGAATTCTATTCCCTGTTTCGTACATAGTTAACGCTGAAACGCTAATTCCAATGGCTTCAGTCACTTCTTTTTGCGTTTTCTTTTCAGAAAGACGCAATTTCAAAAGACGTTCTCCAATAGTTTTAGCATCGTTCATTTTATCACCTCCGTTTTCTTTGTCACGCTCTGTGACTAAATTTATAATACCACTTCAGGCTCTTAACGTCAACACGTTTCGTGACATTTTTCTGGTTTTTCCCTTGCTATTATTCACGTTACGTGATATTATTTAAGTAGTTACTAGAAAGGAGCTTTATCATGCCATTTAACACAATGCTTAAAACACTCAGACTAAAGAAGGGATTAACACAAGGTGAATTAGCTAAATTAACAGGTCTTACGCGAAGCGCAATAGGCATGTATGAATCTGGCAACCGAGAACCAAAATATGAAGTCTTGGAATTGCTAGCTGATTTCTTCAACGTTGATATGAATACACTGTTAGACCAATCCGCCCCAATTAACTCGCTTCAACCAACAAAAAAAGTCCCCAAAGACCTGAAAAAAATCCTTGAGGACGAGGAAGTTACTTTAAACGGACGCATGATGTCCGCTGAAGATAAAGAAAAAATGATGCGTATCATTGAAGCTGCCTTTTACGAAGCTAAGGAAATGAATAAGCGGAAGTAGGCGGTGATATGAATGGCGTACAATTACAAGCTACGTGTAAAGCACCTCGTAGAAAAAGCTGACTCTAGCAATCCTGCTATCATTGCTGAAATGCTCGGTATCAATATCCGCTATGTTGATACCCCCAACAATATAAATGGCTTTTGGAAACGCATACTCCGCCGTAAGTTTATCTTTGTTAATGAACGCTTGGACGAATGGCAACGGATGACAGTTATCAGCCACGAGTTAGGACACATATTGCTACACCCTCACTATCATCATTTCTGCAGCGAAGGACGTTCATATTTTGCTTCCAGCAGGCATGAGAACGAGGCTGACAATTTCGCTATATGTCTGATGGATGCTTACGGCATAGATCCTATTTATAGTTATGCATTCCTGCAAGATGGCTGGAGATAAAAAATTTTAAGGAGAGAATGTCATGGAATTTTTAATTTTAGTTTTAGTTGCTTTCGGCTTCTACAAAATGAACCAAAAATCTAATGAGTACAAGGAAACTGCTGATAAAGCCCAATCTCAATTAGATGCTTATATTAAAGCTAATCAGACTGCCGAAAGTATTATCAAAAACGCTGCTCAGCGTTCCAGCAACAAGCTCGAACAAGCCGAACAGCAAGCAAAAGCAATTATCGAACAGGCAAATAACCAGTCAACTGCAATAATGAATGAAGCTAATGATTCGCTATATATATTACAACAGCAAATACAGGAAAGAGAGCAAGTCAGAAATAGCATTCCGGATTTAACCGAGCAAGCTAATGCGCTGGAGGCCAAAATTGAAAGGAGCAAAAAGAAAGTCAAAGAAGTCAATCTGCTTTGCAAAAACGCCCTTGCAGCTATTGATTCTAAATTCAGAGATGCTTTGCCTCGTAACAACATAGAAGTAATAGAAGATTTAGTTTCTGATTTAGAGCAGGTCCTTCCTAATGTTTCCTTAGATTTTCATGCGTTGGAATATCCTGACCTAAGAAAAGAATACCGTCAAAACGAAAAGCTCATAAAAGAAATCACTGATAACTATGTTGCCAGATATACATTAAAGACATATGCTGCCATATATAAGCTAATGGTTCTGGCATTAAATGCTGAATTGCAAAATATCATGTACAATCTTAAATTCGGTAATTTAGAAGAAGCCAAATCTGATGTCGAAAAAATGCTAAATAAATATGTGTCTATTGCTACTGAAGGCAACAAAACTATTGCCCCTACCATTTTAGCTTTTATCACTGAAATCCGTGGTCACTTTATGAGAGCTGTAGAAATAGAATATATGTATTATGTGAAGAGAGAAAAAGCAAGAGAAGAACAATCTGCACTTAAGGAGCAAATGCGCCAAGAGGCCGCTGAAAGAAAAGCGTTAGAAGAACAACGTGCTCAGGTTGTTAAGGAAGAAAATAAATACAAATCTGAAATCAACAACATTCAAGAGCAGCTGAATGTTTCTCAAGATGATGAACAAATAGAGTTATTCAAAAAACGCATTGCAGAATTAGAGCAACAACTGAGTTCAGTAGAAGCTAAAAAAGAAGAAATCACCAACCTGCAGAATGGTAAAGCCGGATATGTTTATATCATTAGTAACCTTGGTTCCTTTGGTGACAAAATGTTTAAAATTGGTATGACAAGAAGAATTGATCCGCAAGACCGTGTCAACGAATTGGGTGATGCCAGCGTTCCATTTAAGTTTGACGTACATAGCTTTATTTTCTCTGAAGACGCTGTAGCCCTTGAAAGCGCTCTGCATCAGCGCCTTAACGAGCAACGTGTTAATAAAATAAATACCAGAAAAGAATTCTTCTACTGCACCATAGATGAACTTGAAAATCTTGTGCTTGAAATAGAACCTACAGCGCCGTTCACTAGAACAATGCTGGCTGAACAATACAGACAATCGCAGGAAATGGCTGCACAAAGTAAATAAAATAAAAAAGCGCCCTCCTAAGAGAGCGCCTTGATTTGATGAAACTATATCTGGATATATTATACCATGTGCTTTGTGTTACAACAATTTAGCCAGTTTTGCAGATGGCAAATTCCCGGCAAATAAAAAATACCGCCAGCTGGATGCTGACGGTGGGGAGAAATAGACGATATTATTGATGTTAAGCTGGCCAAGCTCCAGCGCAAAGCGGAAGAAGGCGCGGAGAGTTTAGGCTGATAGATTTTGAAAGCGAGGAATGAAGACATGAAAGATGTAAAATTATTTCAGAGTGCGCAGATTCGCTCCATTTGGAACGATGAAGCCGGAGAATGGTTCTTTTCCGTTGTCGATGTTGTCGGCGCATTGACCGACAGCGTGGATAAATCAGCTTATTGGCGCAAGCTAAAGCAAAGACTGAAGGCAGAAGGTAATGAAACCGTGACAAATTGTCACAGGTTGAAATTGCTTGCAGAAGATGGGAAAATGCGTCTCACTGACACCGCAAATACAGAAGGTATTCTGCGTATTATCCAATCTATCCCCTCGCCTAAAGCCGAACCATTCAAGCAGTGGCTCGCGCAACTCGGTGCGGACCATATCCATGACCTTGAAGCAGCAGAGGCTTTCAACAAGGAAATAGACGCTCGCATTGAAGCACGAAATAATATCAAACAGCATAACGTTGCTCTCGCTGATGCAGCCTTTGCCGCAGGCGTAAAAACGAACCTCGACTTCGCCAAATTCCAAAATAGCGGTTACATGGGACTTTATGGCGGTGAAACCGCTGGCGATATAAAACGTCGCAAGAAGCTTAAACCTAATCAAGAGATTTTAGACCACATGGGCAGTGTGGAACTCGGTGCGAACCTGTTCCGCATCACTCAGGCAGAAGACAAACTGCGCCGTGAGAATATAAGTAGCAAAGAAGCTGCCAACAAAGTGCATTACGAAGTCGGTCGTACCGTTCGCAAAACTATTGAAGAACTCGGCGGCACAATGCCAGAGAAATTGCCTACACCAAGCGAAAGTATTAAGCAGCTCGATAAACCTAAAAAATAAAAAAATATCGCCAGCTGGATGCTGACGGTGGGGAAGAAAGTAGTTATAAAGGAGGATTATTATGGATAAAACAGAAGAATTAAAATTATTCTTGAAAGAAAACGGTGTCAAAATACATGAAGTAGATTCCAAAAGAAACTATTGGTTTGTTCGCACAGATGGCGGTAATTATTTTGATGCTTACGTAAGCGGGAATTATATAGGCTTAGGTTGGAACGCAATCCCATTCACTGAACCTGATGAAAAAGGCTGCTATCCGGAAGATTTAATCAAAGATTTAGAGAGTAAAGGGCACAAACAGCCGACCAGAGTTCTTAATCAAATTAAACGTTTTTACAAAGATATGAAGAAAGGTGATGTTGTTGTAATCCCCTCAACATCATCCTTAAATTTAGCGTTTGGCTATATTTCAGACGACGAAGTTTATACCGAGGAAAACATAACTGACGATGATATAGAAAATGGTGCTTGTCCTTATACGCGTCGACGTCACGTAAACTGGATAGTTAATATTGACAAAGCGCGCATAGACCCACACTTATATGCTTTATTTAGAAATCATCAAGTAATTTCTGACGGAAAAAGCTATGCTAGTTACATTGATCGAGCACTCCATACTTTATATATAAAGGATGGCATTGCACATCTTACTTTTACTGTTGAAGCCAGAACAAATCCCAAGGCATTATCTATTCCGACATTTATGCTAGGGTTAATAGAGCGTACTGAAGCATTCGCCAAAGAA